AGGGTATAAGGCGGCAATCCAGACAATAGAAGAAATAAAAGAGCAATTTGATGACAGATTCGACCCCAAGTAGCCTCGCAAAGTCTTGTGGGCTAGACTCACTGAAAGAATTAAGCGAAATATCAGGCACATCCCTAAGCAGCCTGAACTGGTTATTCAAAAATAATATGAAAAAATTCAAATGTTTGGCTTATGGAGCAGCAATAATGCAGAAAACCACAGAAGATCAAGGATAATATGCCTAAACAAAGCAACGAAGAGCTGGAATTAGAACTTAGGGAGCTACTTAGGACTAACTTTGTGTATTACGCACAGGTCAATTTAAAAATTCGTACCAAGTCTGACGGTATACAACCGCTTGAGATGAACCAAGCCCAACTTTATGTCCATAATATCGCTGAAAAGCAGATGAATGACGTAGGATATGTGCGGATTATCGTGCTAAAAGGTCGGCAACAGGGCATGTCCACCTACATTCAGGGTCGTTTCTACTGGAAAATCACCCACGCCATAGGGAAAAGGGCGTTTATCTTAACTCACGAAGGGGAAGCAACGAAGAATCTCCTTGGTATGACATCGAGATACCATGAACATTGCAATGAACTCATTAAACCGTCTACTTCTGGCGCATCCCTCAACTACATTCGCTTTGATAAGCTCGATTCAGAGTATCGTGTTGGTACTGCTGGCAATAAAAACACTGGTGTAAGCTCCACGAATCAATATTTGCACGGTTCTGAGGTGGCTTTGTGGGAAAACGCAGGGGATTTAGCCGTAGGATTGATGCAAACCGTTCCAGATGCTCGTAATACAGAGATTTGGTACGAGTCTACAGCCCGTGGAATGGGTAATTACTTCCACAAACAGTGGGTTCTAGCAGAAAAGGGAGAGACAGACTTCATTCCCGTGTTCGTTCCGTGGTATTGGCAGAGTGAATATCAAAAATTAGCTCCGCTAGACTTTGAACCAGAAGAATCAGAGATGGAACTACAGGAATTGTTCCGACCTTACACCGATCTTTCTGGTGTAGAACACACAGAGCTAACACTAGATCAAATTCATTGGCGGAGAATCAAGATCAAGTCTATGGAGTCGGACGGCACAGATGGCCTTAACCGCTTCAAGCAAGAATACCCTATGAATCCTACCGAAGCGTTCCAATCGTCTGCTGGAGGGGGTCTGATTGATCCTCTGTGGTGTATGCGAGCTAGGAAACAGGACATAGATGCGCGTGGGCATGTCACAGTCGGCATTGACCCGTCATTCGGTGTTGAGGGGGGAGATAGATTTTCCTTGGCAGCCCGTAAAGGCAGAGAGATTATCGAGGTAGTTTCTTATTCTGGATCAGATGTGAACACTCTTGGACAGAAATTATCAAAGTGCCTACAGTTTATCGAGAAGCACAGACCGACCATTACATTCATTGACTCTGGTGGTGGATCAGACATTTGTGACGCACTCCACGACAAGGGATACCCAAATGTGATACCGATTGCATTCGGCTCTACAGCGGATAATGACGTGAAATATGGGAATAAAAGGGCAGAAATGTGGGGTAGAATGGCTTTATGGCTAAATGATGAGAATACTCCCGTACAAATACCTGATTCGGATAGCTTACAAACCGACCTTTGTGGTAGCCTATACAAGCGAGATTTGAACCATCGTTTGCTTTTACTGCCTAAAGACCAGATTAAGAAGGAGCTTGGGTTCTCTCCAGACGAGGGGGATGCGTGTGCGCTAACATTTGCACAGCACATTCCATTTAGAGTTAACGAAGAAATTATTGTTACAACGAGTATGTGATGCCTAAAGACCCTAACGACAAACCAAACGCTCCCCCGCCTCCACCAACGGGCGGGACTCCACCTCCACCTCCATCAGGGGGAACTCCACCACCTGCACCTTCAGGTAATGTAGATAACTGGGGCGGAGGTTCTGCTGTTACTTGGGAGACTTGGCAGCGTCAGATGGCTTTCGACAGGGGTAATGGTAATATAGACACTACTGCTCGTAATAGTGGAGATGCTCGATACTGGTATGACAACTATGTTAACGCATGGAACAGTGGTGATGAAGGATTAAGAAATGCGATTGATGTGCAGCACGGCTTTGCAATTCACCAAGAAGCGCCGCCTCCGCCAGTAGTAGCGCCACCTCCACCAGCAGCGCCACCCCCGCCAACAGCGCCGCCGCCTGACATCGTTGATCCGCCGCTTGATCCAGAGCCGCCAGAGATTTCACCGCCGCCGCCAGTTAATGACGACCCAGATCAAACTCCACCCAGCAATGATGTTATTGATGATGAAGAGCATGAAGACGATCCTGAAACGCCAGAAGATGAGTCAAATCCACCGCCTTCTCAAGATGAAGACACGAACGATGAGATTGATACGACTCTAACTATTAGGGACACAACCCCTGAAGACGAGGTAGTAGACCCCGCAACAGGTCGGCGTTACGCAACTCCAGAATCTGCAAGACGAGCTGGTATAACAAATTGGGTCTGGGCATCAGACTACACAGGATAAATTATGAATTACGATAAAGAAGCAATCAGAATATGTAGCGAACAGAAGCGGCTAAAGACATCCAGAAAGAACTGGGAAACCTACTGGGAATACATTTCTCAATTCGTTATCCCTAACCATAGCGACTTCATAACCAAACGAGTCAAGGGTGACATGACCAGAAGCAATCAGATATTTGATGCTACTGCTGTTAGGTCTGCAAGGCTACTGTCCACCTCAATCATCGGCGCTATCTTCACTGGCAAGTGGTTTGGCTTAAAGCTACGAGGTAAAGATAATCAGTCGGACGAGTGGAGTTCTTGGTTAGAGCAAGTCACAGACTCAATGCTAGCAGCCTTTGAAGACTCAAACTTTCTAGTTCAGATAGGTCAAGACATACAGGGTATGGTTGCCTTTGGTACGTCTGGTCTTTCTGTTGAGGACGAGAGTGATGATGGTATATTCCAAAGATTGATCTTCAGAGATCACCACCTAACAACCTTTGTGTTTGATGAAGGCGCTGACGGAACACCAGACAGAATTTACCGTGAAGTAAAGATGTCTCCAGAAGCCGCGCTGAATAAATATCATGGCGATGAAAACATCTCTAGGGAAATAATCGCAGACTTCAGAGATAAGATGGAGAAGAAAATATCGACTCCAATATCTTTTGTTGAAGCTATCGAGCCTACCACTCTACATAGTACGGCTGACAGAGAGCAGGGCAAGTATAAGATCACCCTAATCTATAAGAACGAAATGCAGTTGATGGAAGAGAGCTATGCTCCCGAACTACCAATGCTTGTATCTCGATGGGATAAGATCACTGGTGACGTTTACGGTTGGTCGCCAGCCATGACAGCACTACCTGACATCATCACTATGAATGAGGTTAAGCGTCTTGAATTGGGTGCTTGGGAAAAGAACATACTGCCAGCGAAAGAGATTGTTGCTGGTACTCTGATGAACGGAAAGCTGAACAGGGGTGTTAACGGAGTTACTATTGTTAACCGACCTAACGCTATCAACAACATTGACGAGCCATTCAGCTTCCAGAACACAATGGTTAAGGCTGAAGAACTCCGAGATGGGATCAAGTCCTCGTTCCATGAGCAAGAGCTTATCCTTCCTGACAGAAACCACGACACAGCGTATGAGGTTCGTATCCGTTATGACCTGATGCAGAGATTGTTAGGGGCAACATTCGGTAGAATTAAGACCGAGAAGTTACAGCCACTCATTAATCGGGTATTCAGAATTATGCTCGATGGCGGTGCTTTCCCCGACCTACCTCAGAGTGCAACTGAGTCAGACATTACAGTTGAGTATCTATCCCCATTAGCTAAGTCGCAACGAGCAGCCGAAGTAGAAGCTACTATGCAGTTCAGTCAGTGGGTAATGCAGATGGCTCAGATGAAGCCTAACGTAGTAATGGCATTAGACGAACACCAAGCAGGATCAATCCTGGCTGATGGATTGGGTGTACCTACCTTGGTATGGAAGGATAAAGAAACCTTCGATGCTGAAATACAGCAACAGCAAGAAGCAATGCAACAACAACAACAACAGCAGCAAGAACAAGAGCGCGTTCTTAAAGGTGTAAACGGGGTGGAAGAAGATGAAGGACAAGAACCAACGAGCTAAATCCGAAGCTGACTATGAGGAAGAACTCCTTTCAGGGTCGGTAGCAATAGCAATGAAGAAACTTGAGGGGTATCTACCCTTTGAGGAACTTCTTGAAGCACTCCAGCAGGACTATCTGTTTCATCAAACTGTTAGTCCTAATGGCGATCAAGCAATGCGCGTTGAAGGTGAGCGTGGCATGTTAATACATTTAATTAATTTATATAGAGAGATAAAGAATGTCTGAAGATAAGCATTGGAGTGAGGGGTTGCCAGCAGAAATGGCAGCACACGGGGATGTTAAGGGGTCTGATACCTTGGAAACATTTGTCAAACGGTACACGGATAATCGGGCAACTATGTCACGGTCTATCCTTATGCCTAACGCTGAAGCTGGCGATGAAGAGCGAGATAAGTTCTACTCAAAGCTTGAAGGTGTCGAGGGTGTTGCGCGTATCCCTGCCGCTGACGATGTTGAGGGATGGAAGAAGCTCTATCCAAAGCTAGGTGTTCCAGAGAGCGCGTCTGGTTATGAGATGGAGAACGAAGAACTAGCCAATACTCTTCATGGGTTAAACCTGAATAGCGGTCAAGCTAGACGTATCAACGAACTCATCACTGAGAAGACCACATCATTTGCAGACCTGAATGCTGAAGAGACTTTGGTAGGGCTGGATGCACTAAAGAATGAGTGGGGCGAAACCTTTGAGGGTCGGGCTAAGTTAGCAACTAAGGTCTTGCGCGATCATGGTGGCGATGAACTTATGTCTATGCTTGAGAAGAGTGGTCTTACCAACAACGCTGACATCATCAAGTTAGGCTATGCTCTCAATAAAACTATGGTGGCTAAGAAGCTAACCCGTGGCGAGAACGAAACCGCTACTTACGGCGGGTCTAAGGATGAAATCAATGAAAAGATTGCTTCCGTTATGGCTAACCAATCTGATCCATTTCACATTAAGAGTCATCCAGATCATTCTCGCAGAGTAGATACAGTGCTTAAATACTACGAAGAGCTGGATGGGGGTTGACACAGTTCTTGATTAAGGCTACATTAGGGCTAACAGATACGCATTAAGCCCTGTTGGTCTAGCAGACCAAAGAAATGCAGGATTAGCCCCACTTAGGGATTCCTAACCGAATAAAACTTTTTAATAAACTTTATTTGATAGGAGTCCTCTAATGGCTATCTCAGTTCAAAACGCACACGTTGAGGCGTATAAACGCAACGTAATTCATTTGGCACAACAACGTGGTTCACGCCTTCGTCCTACAGTAGTTTCTGAAGTAGTTAATGCTTCTGTTCACAACTTTGAGCGAATCGGTACTACCTCTGCTGTAGTTAAATCTGGTCGCAACGCGACTACCCCAAACATTGAAGTTCCACATGATCGTAGACAGGTCGGCTTAACTGAGTATCAGTGGGCATCCTTGATTGATCGTGGTGATGACATTCGCACTCTAATCGACATCACTGGTAAGTATTCAGTGAATGGCGCGATGGCAATGGGTCGCCAGTGGGATGACTTGATTATCGCTGCTCTCTCAGCAGATGCGGTGACTAAAGTTCCGACTACCAATCCAGCAGGTGGTGATTATACTCTTGGTACAGCTTCATTGCCGTCCACGAATATTATCGCTAACACAATTGGTGGTAACACAACTATGAACCTTGGTAAATTGCTTGCAGCTAAAGAGCAACTACTTAGTTCAGATGTTGACGAAGACTACGAGAAAATGTATTGCCTAGTAACTTCTAAGCAATTGCATGAATTACTTGCAGTTACCGAAATCACTAGCTCAGACTACAACAGCGTAAAAGCTCTTGTTAATGGCGAAATCAACACTTATCTAGGCTTGAACTTCATTCGCACAGAGCGACTTGAAACTCGATCTGCTGATACTGTTGGCTTGGTATACTGCGAATCAGCAGTTGGTCTAGCGATTGGTGAAGATATGATGGCTCGTGTAAGCGAACGCTTCGATCTATCTTACTCAGATCAGGTCTACTTTGAATTCGTAGCTGGTGCAGTACGACTAGAAGAAGAGAAGGTTATCGAGATTCTTACCGTAGCGTAACGTCAGGTTTACCCCTCTCCAAAGGGCTTATATGGGGCTAAGGATAATCTTTAGCCCCTTTTTTAAAGAGGTATAATATGTCATCAAAAGTAGACATCGCTAACATGGCTTTATCTTATCTTGGTGAATCCTCGATAATTAGTTTCACTGATGAGACTACCCCTGCTGAAACCATAAACCTTCAGTACGAATTATCTAAAAAGTATCTCTTGATGCACCACAACTGGTGGTTTGCAACAAAGAGACAGACTTTAACAGAAGTAACCCCCCTAACATTACCCCTAACGCTTGACCCTAAATGGCCTCATGTGTTCATCTACCCGTCAGCATGTTTGAAGATGCTCCGTGTGGATAATGACGATCAGCCTTGGCAGCGTTTTAAAGACGAGATAAGAACTGATGCAGCCACATTCTCCTGTGAGTACATAGAAGATGTAGGTGAGCAATACTTCAGTCCAGCCTTTGAGGAAGCCTTTGTTTATTACTTGGCATCCAAGATTGCTTTGTCTGTTACTGGTGATCGACAACTAAAGAACGAAGCTAGGGAGATGTACGGTCAAGCCATACAGTTTGCCATTAGCTCTAACGATCTTGAGCAAGGCATACAAAACCTTGGTGTTGATGATGGGCGTGATCTTCGTAGAGGTTTCTATGGAATCGGGCTTAGCCAAGAAAGTAATGTGAGCTAGTCATGGTCATTAAGCCAATACAGAGTAACTTTAGTTTTGGCGAAGTAACGCCTAGAATGAGAGCGCAATCGGCTCTACCTCAAGTAGCTACTGGATGTAAGAAGCTTGAGAATATGCACGCAGAATCGCACGGCATCGCGGCAGGTAGACACGGAACTGACTTTATTGGTTCTGATATATCAAGTGCTGCTGGTCAGCTTGTAACTGATATTTCTGGAAGCTACCTATATGGAGCAGCCTCTATTTCAGGGTTTCAGCGTGACAACACTCCTATAAGGATAATTCCATTCTCAGTGAATGTAGATCAAGCTTATATTGTTGTTTTCAGCGATAACGCCGACTATGTAGGATCGCCACATACATCAAGAATCAGCGTCTATGATTCTTCAGATAAGAATCTAAATAATCCAGAGACCTTTGAAAGACAAGCTATCGCGGATATTGGCATCAACGAGAATGTAAGTGACTTCCCAGATACACCAGTACCTTATGCCCATTCAGAAATTCAGGATGTGCATTTCGTCCAAATAAAAGACATGATCGTAATGGTTCATAGCCACTACCCTCCAATGAAGTTGATCCGATACAACGTCCCCAACAGCGCTACTATTAAGTGGGGCTTTACCTTTCTCGGAACGTATGGGTCGGAGTGGGGGGATGGATTAAGAATTAGGGATGCTGTTACAGCTCAAGGAAAGAAGTTAGGATACCCAAGAACTGTTGGATACTATCAGCAGCGCCTAGTATTTGGCGGGATGACTCATGCCACACACCGTCTAGTCTTCACAAGAACAGACGATCTGACTAAGATAGATAAGGGTTTCTGGAGTTCTCACGAAGATGACTTTGAGACCGTATCTCCTGAATGGACTTATCCAACAGTTGATCCCATGCCAACAGGCGTTATTAACTACATGCACGTTCAGGGCAGTTTAGTAGACCTAAAGCTACTACAAGTGTTTAGGGGTGGTATTCAATTAGACCCGCCACTAGATTCCAGTGGAAATATCGTTGAGGGACTTACTGGACTAGGGCTTGGCGATTACATGATACACAAAAATCTATCCTCTGCCACTGGAGAAGACATAAACCCCAACTCCTATACTGGTTTTGGTGCTGACGGATTCTGTATCAAGAGATTCCTTAGAAGCTATAAGGGGGCTTTTTTAAGCATTGAATTCCCACTATCTCAACCAAACCCCGCCCCTGCAAAGCCAGCATTACATCCAGATTATTCAGACGTAATGAGTATTGTCATTACTCGTCCTGAAGACTCAGGGTTAACATTTGATATTGCAGCAACAGACCAAAACCACATTCAATGGGTTGTTGGCGGTGAAGGACTATTTATCGGAACTACTGGGGGCGAGTGGGTGGCTTACGTTGATAATTACATATCAAACATGAACCCACCAATGTTTAGTCAGGTCAGCAGCTACGGTTCTCAGCACATACAGCCAATGAAGGTTGGTGACTCCCTTGTTCATGTGACCGCATCAGGACACGAAATAAGAGCATTTAGAAGTGACTTCACATCTAATCGCCAGAAATGGATAAGCGTAGACCTTGCTTGGCTGGCGGAGCATTTATTCCATGATTATAGAATAGTTGAGCTTGCCTTTACTGAGATTCCAGATAGCATATTTTGGGTAAGGCTATCAGACGGGACTATTTATTCATGCGTGTACGACCCAGCCATTGACCCTAATAAGGTTGGTTGGTCTAAGCATCCTATGTCTTGCGAGGTTCTAAGTATAGCGAGTCTTCGTGATGCCGACTATGACAGACTTTACATGACTACAAGCCGTACCTTCGTGGACGGAGCAGGAACTGTCACGAACCATACAAGCTTAGAGCTAACAAACAAAAGCTCCACTATGGATCATAAGTTATTCCAAGAGTCTGGCAGCCCAATAGCATCTATCGACCTAGATGGAAGTAGCCTTGTAGGTGGACTATCAAGCAGATACGCCGTCAATGGTGAGAGTCAGGTTAACCTATGCATTATGGGTGACGGAGCGATAGACTTCTATGGCACTTACGATGAGTTAGTCCTAACAGGAAGGCTGACTGGAACAGTATATACAATGGACACCCCCTCAAGATTCATTGAGTGGGGTATACCATTCACTCAAGCGATAACACCTTCAGACTTGGATTACTTGACTGAAGGTTCTCAGTACGCTGAAAAGAAACGACACCCGAAAGTATGGTTAGATGTTATCGACTCTCAGCCGCCTATGATAAATGGCAAGCCGACTGACGGTAGAAGCACATCAACGCTTATGGGCAATCTTGAAACACCTATTGATGGTAAGCTTCTAGGATACTCCAAAGGGTACTCAAGAGACTTACACGTTAACATAACGCAGCCATATCCATTCAGGCTTCAATTGGCAGCAGTATTGGGTGTAACCAATATAGGAACTACACAATGAGCCATGCAGAAAACTTACAGAAGTTTAAAGAGCATATAGACACCAGCGATGATGCTATAGAGTTAGAAGCTCAGCACTGGCGCGGTGATGGTGTCTACGTTAGGACTATGACAGTCCCCGCAGGATTCGGATTCATAGGAAAGACGCACGATACAAATCATGTTTTTGTTGTTGTTTCTGGTAAGATTTCTATTACAGACGAGTATGGTGAAAATACTATATACCACGCACCCTATGTAATGGAGAGCCTCAAAGGAACTCAGAGAACAATAGCTGCCCTTGAAGACTCTATATTGCTAAATGCTCACGGTGCAGACGAAAGCCTTGATAATGAAGAGATTGAGAATATTCTTACCCATATGCCTATAATAGCTTTAAGCACTGGCGATCCGCTAGAGAGGATAACCTAATGGCGTTTTGGGCTAGTTTGGCAGTTGGCGTATTCAGTAGTGTTGCTACTTCTGGAATATCGAGCAGAAGGAACAGAAAGATAAGTAGGGCTGCTGAATTGGCTGGAAACAGGCAGAGTATGTTCAATGCTCGCGGTGAGCTGGCGATGACTCAGGATAATAATATTCTAAGGTCTAATCTTGCTGGATTTACTGCTGACCAGATATTAGCGATTGGGGCTATCAACTCTTCAAACATAAGAAATGCTCGCGACAGAAACGTAAAGTTACTTAACACCCAAAAAACAGAAGATACACGAAGACATATTAACGAAGAAGTAGAGCTGGTTGGTAATATACGAATTGGCTATTCTTCATCAAACATTAGTGTTGGATCTGGTTCAGCTAAGGCGGTAAAGCTTGCTGAAATGAATGAAGCTGCTCTTGACCGTAAGTACATGGACAATCTGGCTGAGCAACAGATACTTGGTCTGTGGTCTACAGAAACAGAAAGAGCAAAATTGGTCACAATGGAGTCTGAGATGGCTGCGGAGGTTGCTAGGCTTAATGCTGAGTTTGCAAATATGGTTGCTCTAGCGGAGGCTGAACAACTTCTTGCTAACGCAACTAACAACCTTAGCGGATTGCAGAGATACGAAGCTTTAGGAACGCCAAAGGGGCATGGCGGAACTAGCGGTAGTAGAGGAAAATAAAATGAAAATTGATGCATGGACTAATTATAGAAGTACCTCAGTCGCTAAGGCTGCCGTTACTGCTCCTCAAGCAAGAAACTCAGAGCCACTTAGATTCGTTGAGCAGGATTTTAAGGCTCAAAAAACTGGATCTGAAGTAGAGCAACGCGAGCGCGAGCGACTCAGCAATAAAACATACGTTGGTGATATAGTGGCTAAAGCTGTTATTCAGAGCGTAGCAAATTATGCAACAACTAGTATTAAAAAAAGTCAAGCTGACAAGACTTCCGTAGAAGAGTCTTCAGCAGCGACTGTAGGAATTAACGCTGGCTCTGCATTTGCAGCCACATCTCAAGCAGATTCAGTTTTTGGTGGGACTAATCAGTGGAGCGTTAAGGATAAGAAGGTCATACTCGACATAGATAAAGGCGTTGAGAATATACAACAGAAATTTAAAGATGACTTTGCCGCATTCAAAGAGGCTAACGAAGACTCAAAGCACTATCCAGTAGCTGAAGCCGCATATCTTGAAAAAGCCTCTGTCGCATCATCGCTTGAGCAAAAAAAGTATGTAGATAATGCTATTGCTTCTGCTAGAGCAAGTCTTAATGTAGCCGACCAAAAGATCATAGACGAAGCCACCAGCAACAAGCAGGTTGATGACGCTGTTGAGAGAATGAAGTCAAAGACATTTAATGGAGAGCAGTTTACTCCTGACTTTGATTTAGAGGGTATAAGAGATAAGGGGTATATCAGCGTTCAAACTAACGGAATTGAAGCTCTGATTAAAACCGCAAGATCATACGTTGGAAACCCTAACTTTATCGAGGCTTCAAGTGCTGCGGCTGAGGCAATTGACAGCGCCATTTACTCTTTAGTTCCTGAAGATGAGCGCGATGCATATAAAGCCGACCTAGTTTCGATGATGAAGGACAATAAAGAGATTACGGAAGCGAGGCAGCTTGAGAATTACATACAAGATGGTCTGTCGGGGAATTGGGATATGGATAATCTCGTTGCAAAATATGGCGGGAAAAGAGCGGTGAAGATTACGGACAGATTCGCAAACAACAGAGGATCTGGTAAAGAGCCTACTGCGATGCAGAAGATGGTAAAGGTCAATGAGATGGATGCCTTAATAAGGAGAGCCAAACAAGGCGAACTTGGTAGCTTTGACGAGATGGCTGTAACTCTATTGGACTATGTTGGTAATAATAATACACAATATGATGTAGGATTAATTAATGATTTCCTTGAAACGATTCCAACTAAGCAGGTCGCAGCATCTCTGGTTGTGGTTACTGCATGGGCTAAAACACTAGGCGGTGGATTTGATATAGGGGAAAATGCAATAAACAAAATGATGGCTAGCGAAGCCTACAGCCAAGAACAAATAAAGCAGTTCCTTATGATTAGGGAGAGAGCTGAGTCTGTAATTGCGGAGACTACCGCAGGTCTTCTTGACGGTACTATCAAAAGAGAAGCAAAGGTATATGAAAAGCATATGAGAGATTTTCTTTATAGCAGCCAAGCAATGACTAGTGATGTTGCCGATATTGATGGTGTCGGTGACAACGGAATGGATACAGATTGGAAAGTAATTATTCGAGAGATGAAAGCAAAGAAGTCTATCCTAGATAAAGGTAGAAATTTCGCCAGCAACTATGCATCAAACGACAGGCTTGGCACTACAGCAGAGGCTGATAACTTTGCTGCCGAATATAATAAAACAAATGTTCATGCAAGCCTCAGACCTGACATTAAAAGTGATTGGACGGCTGCAAAAAACAAAGTAGACAGACAGCTTAAAGTGGTTGAGTCTGTTGCCTATATCTTTATAATGATGAAAGAAGTCTACCCTAATGACATAAAGGCTACAGAAACTAATAAACCGACCGTAAAATGGGGAGGAGCAGGATGAGAGATGGTGATCTACTAGTTTTAATGGAGGAGAAGTATATAAATCCTCGCGTTGAAGGTGATTTTGATACTCCAGTAAGACCGACTCAGGACTTCTGGGCGGCAAAAGATCCCCCTGTAATGACGGAAGAAGACCTTATCGCATCAGATTACTTTAGGGAGCAAGCTTCAATAATGTATGAAGAAACCGTAAAGGCTAACATTGCTAGAGTCAAAGGCACTCCACGCGAACATACGGAGCTTCTAAAAATTCAAAGCGAGATGCTTGATGACCCAGAGGCTATTGCTAGATGGGCTATAACCGATGTTAATTGGTCTCGTCATAACGATGTCAGGATGGGTCTTAATTATCTACGGCTAAAGAGCGCAAACCCTAGATTGGTTGTTGCTTGGGCTAATGTAGATAATATGTATGAGATGACCCCAGACCTTTCTTTTGAGAATCACGGCTGGGCTGAAGTAAAGCAATTCGGTAGAGCTACTGGAATGGCGTTACTATCCCCCACTACTCTTTTTGGTGGCAGTCTTGTTGTTAGGGCTGCTTTAGGTAAAGGTGCTGGAGTTGGTTTTCGAGCAATGCTAAGGTCACAGGCAAAGCGGGTATCTGAAAGTCAAAGCAAGAAAGCGTTAGCCCTTCGTATGGCTGGTGCATCTACACTTGGAGCTGTTGAGGGTCGGATCTATGGTGCTGGCGTAAACTACCAAGACCAACACTTAAACATGGCAGCCACAGCTCATGCGCCAAATACAGAGTCTATGAAGTTCAACAGAGTTGCGTATGAGCAAGCAAAGACTAACGGTACTATTGCTGGCGCATTATTACCTGCTGGGTTTATGGCTGGCGGCGCGGCTATCGGGAAAGTAGTAAAATACGGTCAAGACTTATACCTATCTCGCGGTGAACCAAAGGGCGGAAAGGAGGGTAGTGATAACAACATATACACAGACAATCAAAATGTTGCGGATGAACATGCAAGTCTAAATGAAGATGGCACTGTAAGAAAGGTTAAGGCTGTATCTGAAAGGATGGCTATTATCGAGCGCGGCAGAGTAAGCCTAAGCGAGTTGATAGAAGAGTCTGCCTTAGATATTCCCCAGTCATTGTGGGATGAAATGGAACTTGAAGTTCATGGTGATGGATTTAGAAGTCCAGACAGCGATGGTGAATTTAGATTAAGTTCTGATGACGTTGTTAACTCAGCGGCATTTGCCAGAGAGATGGTAAATCTTGGTGTTGATACCGTTGCCTTTACTCAAAAATCTATATCTGATGAAAGCTTGGGTCTAGTAAACTATGAGCCTCAAACATCAATCCCTGAGTCTGGGAACTCGTCTTATGATGAGCTTCTCAAGAATTGGCAGATGCCAGAGGATTTAAGCAGGGATGAGTTATTTGAGCAAATAGCGGATATGAACTTCACAGACAGCCAGATGCGGTTCATACGCGCTATGGACAAGGCTGACTGGTTAGGGTTTGACAATCCATCACAAGCTATAGACTCAGTGTTTAAAGATCCAGAGAGCCTTCAATTATCTTCTGGTATTAAAAATTCTCTAGGAAGAATGAGAAACTCTAACGTAGGGCAATCTGCAATAGGCGATGAAAACTATAAGTCATCCTCTGATAGGGGTAATTCCAATAATCAAACTGCGGCTACTACTGCATTAGGGGCTACAGCAGCCATCGCTAGCAAGGATATTCTTGCGGCTGAAGATGATGAGAATATGTCATCACATCAGAAGAAGCTTCGTAACTTTGGACACAGCGCCAAGGCAATGATGCGGTCTGATGCGATAAGAGCTGATATTGATAATAAGGAATCAAGTATGGACTCCGAAGGTAACGCAACTAGTTACAAGATATTCAATCCAGACATTATCCAAGACCTTGAGATTAGGTCTATTCCACAGGGAATACCAAACTTTGTAAATCGTTATATGAATCCATCGCAATACCCAAGCATAGACAACGGGGATGGAACTGTATCTACGCACAGGATGGCTCAGATGGATAATGTTTCCTTCCCTACCATTGTGCAGCGCGAAGAAGATGGTGAGCTTGAAGAGCTTGAAGTTGGAGATGCCTACCGTCTTGCTATGGATACAGGCGGTTACGAAATGCATGAGAATGAAGAAAAAGCACTAGAACATAGTAAAAATTATAAGAGTCTGAGCAATGAGCCTGACTTCTTTGGTGGAGACCAGCAATGAAACTAAGAGACCTTATAGCAGAGAAGCTGAAAATTTTAGGCGGTAAAGCAGTAAAGAATACCGCCAGAGATTATAAGCTAAAGAGCAAAGCAGAACAAAAGGCTGATGATGCGGAAATGATGGAGGAATTCCGAAAGATAGATCCTGATCGACCTATACCTAGAGAGCATAAGAAGCCTGTCGTTAAAGAGGATAAGAAGCCAGTTGCTGATGAACCTTCTCAGCCCGTTGTAAAGCAAGAATCCCCAGAGGCAGAAGACGTTGTTGTTCCTCAGACTGCGGCAAAAACAGATGTGCCTGAAGAGCTTGTGCCTGAACAGGCTGTAATTGAAGACTTAAAGGCTGATCCAAACGTATCGAAAGGAACGGTTGCTGTGGAAGAAGCGGCACTACAAGCTGACGTTGATGCCCAAAAAGCTTTGGATGATGTCGATGCTGAAAGAGCTTTAGATGAAACAGCTCAAGTCGATGACCCTGCTGTGGGTGGTAGGGAGGCTGCGTTCCAAAGAAATAACGGTCAAGTTGTTGCTAAGAATATTGAGAATACTCCACAAGCTTCTGAGGTTGAGATGCTTGCTGACAATAAGTTGGACGACATACTTTCTCACGAACCGCTTGATGGTGACGTTAATGTAAACAGGACTGAAGCAAGAAACTTCAACATACTTGGTCAGGTATCCGAGAAGTCCATTGCTGATGAATTCCGAAGAATGGAAAAAGAGCTGTCCCCTTCTAACCAGAAGCCACAGCTTGACGACTTTTCACCAGAAGCTCAAGAAGATTTAATACTCCTGAATTTTGTTGATAGAGTTCAGGAAACAAAGCCAGTTGAAAGAACATCAGTTACTTGGAATGAAAGCACCAAGCAAGCTGAAAGGAAGCTAGGGATAACGGCGGTTAAGTGGCTCGATGGGGAGAAAGCCGACCCTAAGTCACCAATCAATGACTTGAACCATGATTATATCCAAAACCCAAATACGAAGAAGGCTAAGGCTTGGCGCAGACTAAACATTGAGGCGAGAAACGCTACGGTGGATCTAGCCAGACTCCTTGAGTCCGACAATCCTTTAACCAAGAAGTTAATCGCCCCTCACGGTGAAAAGGGTATGTCCGTAACTGTTCATTCCCAACGTATCGTCTTATCTCTTCAGTCTAAAGCTCTTTACGAAGAGGCTCTTAGGCTTATGAAGCTGCCTGAAATTCTTACCGCAGATAGATATAACTTCAGAAAAGGAATATCAAACTTTCTTGCTATGACTCAGAGCATCTCATCAAGAGCCGCCGAAGCAGCTAGAACATTGAATCAATTCAATATCCCAGTTGGGAGCGATGATTTTAGAATGGGTGAAATGAAGCGAATCATGGAACACCTTGATGGAATTATGCGTAAAGAAGGGTTGATTGGAGGAATTGGAAGTACAGAGCAATTAATAGCATTCATGGCTGCTAGTGGCGGCGATCTGAAGTCTGCCTATAAGATGGCGGAGAAGTACAGTGCATCTAATGTTACAGATGGATTGTACGAAATGTATGTTGCTAATATATTTATGGATCTAGCTATTCATAAATACAATGCGATTGGTTCTGCCGTAAATACCGCCGCCCATCTTGGTGGTGCGTATGCTGGAGGAGTTCTAGGAAGCATCAAGAGCGCCTTCTCGAAAAAGACTAAAACTGATAACGCAAGCTGGGGTGAAGCTCGCGCATACCATTACGGTCTAAACTCAATCTTTACTCAATTCCATACAAACGCTGCCAAGGGATTTCTGGTTGGCTTCAGGAATGGTCAAGAAAAGGTAGGCGGAAATCTTGTCTCTGGTGTTGCTCATGGAGTTCCAGATGCTCGATTCTTTGATACTGGTGCGCCATCAGTAGGAACACCAATGCTACCCATGTTCCTTCGTGGAGGAGCTATTGATGCTGGATTTGAATTATATGCCAAGCTATTTGTTAGAGGGGCGCGTGGGATGATTTCCTCTGTCGATCAAGTTTATCGGGAAGCCCATAGGCAAGCCGAAGCCAATAGATTGATATACAGATTATTGGTTAATGAAGAGCAGCTAAAGCCATACAGCCTTGAGTTTAATAGAAGGGCTAGAGATATAGCTATGGGAGAGGACGGAAATCACTCAAAAAGAATACATGATGAGGCGCTAGAATATGCTCGCATGATTGTATTCCAGAACAGAACAAACTCCCTGCCAATGCAAGCGGTTCGTGTAGCCAATCAGATTCCTATGGTTCGCTATATGACTATGTTTGCTCAAACAATAGACAACATGTTAGCGACAACGCTTGAGTTTTCTGCGCTTGCCCCTCTATTTAACCGATACAAAGTTGCAAGTGATAAGGGCGGAGCATACAGAGACTTGGCTCAAGCCAAGTTTGGAATGGGCGTGATGTTCCTTAGCTTTGAGATATATCATCAGCTCCAGAATATTCAGGAAGTTCCTGGGGATGGATCAAGGATCATGTACTCCAAGGTCAACACTGGAATAGATAAGACATACGCTCAAAAAAAGCTTATGAAAGATATGGGAAATCCTGTTGGCACTATGAGCTTTCCTCGTTATCATAATGATCCAGAAAAAGAAAATTACGATGAATTCTCAGGCGTGTACTTTAATATTGATTTGGCTAGGATTGGATCTATTGCTCACACCTACCTGCTAACTGCTATTCTTACAGAAGCCGCATTCTTCGCCAGAGATGCGGAAGGTGCTAAGTCCGTAATGTCTTCTATAGCTATGGTTGTTGGAAGCATAATGTCGGACTACTCTGCCGCTGGCGGCTTTAGCACCATATCTGGAATGCTAAGCAATAGGATAGATCCGTCCGATATGTATGTGGATCTTCTAGGAGGGATAGCCCCTATCGCTAGTGGCGGTACTAGGTTCTTCGCTCAGAGACAGGACGGCGGGAATGTTTCAAGAAACTCAACTCTAAATATGACGGGGGCAACCTCTGTTGAGAAGTATGGATGGGATGGGAGCATGGAGGGGTTTATTGAGTCTGTAATGAACCCAACTCAGTTTACTGAATCAATGATGGCGCAGAAGATAGGTCTTGGTCAGCAAGTAAAAATGGTTAGGATGTCGGATCAAGCCTACGAGACAGCTAGGGTTATTGATGAAGCCGTGCGAACTTACAGTCTTATATTCCAAGATTTAAACATGGTAATCCCATCGGTTGTCATGGAGATGTTCAAAGTAATGAATCCGTTTACTGGCGAGAGACTGGCTGGAAATTCGGCTCTTAGCCCAAGGGTAGACCCATTAGGTCATGTCTCTGTGTCTAATTCCCCTGCCGCGTCTGGTCTATCCGATATAGATTTAGATGAGCATATAGCAGAGCATGAGCCTCGCACCCCGAATACTAAAAAGTTATACGCTGAATATCGTAAACTTGAGTATGCCCTTGAAGACCTCGATGTTGTTATCAGCTACAGATATGTCAGCGAAGAAATTCCTGATGGATATACCATTGATATTAGCTTAGATACTGTAGACAAGAGGATTATTGACCAAAAGAGATTGGCAGGAGACCCTACTTGGGAAGTAGACAGTCCACAGGCTACATACACAAACTACGCTTTTTATGTGGGAGCGATGATGGAAGAGGATATGTTCGCCTTGGTTTTAGATGAAGAACCGTCAAGGCGCATGATTGATAAATTCAGAACCTATCAAGATCAACCAGATCGTAAGGCTGGTCACACTAATAAGTATTTAATGCTTACAGACCAGAGATCGAAAACAATTGAGCTTGGTAAGGAATCTTGGTTGAAAGACAATCCTGACATTGTAGAGATACTGGACGCTCATGCCAGATATGAGTTAAGCTTACCGCCTAAAGATCGCGTTCTACGAGATCCGCCAGCAAGAAAAGGCGGCAGAACAAAAGAACAGAAACTAAAAGAGAAGAGTGCAGCTCGTCAACGTAACCGAAGATCCACACAAAAAAAAGTACCACAAATAGGAAAATAAGCCATGACCGTTTCCAATAATGAAATAATCTCCGCAGCCTATACTGGTGACGGTGTAGAGACTACGTTTGGGCTAACATTCAAGTGGTGGTCTAAGTCAGACATCCTTGTGACGGTTGATGGGGCGGTAGTAAACGAAAGTCTATATGCGGTATCGACAGGTGTTGGGGCTGCCCTTGGTTCTAGTAATATAGAATCTTGGGTTGTGTTCAACGATGCTCCACTAAATACGTTAGCGATAACATTTACCCAAGCACTTGAATTAACTCAAGATACGGACTACCCGCCATTCACTAAGTTTAAAGGCGAGTCACATGAGGCTGCTCTGGATAAGATTGTTCTTATTGCTAGGGCTAACAACCTAGATATTGCTGCCATGCAGGGAGATGCTGTTGGTATTGTGTCTGCTAATATAGCAAGTGTTAATACAACATCTTCAAACATAGCCAATGTTAATACAGTGGCTGGAGTGTCTGCTGACGTAACTACTGTTGCTGGTATAGCCCCCGAAGTAACTGCCGTTAGTGCCAACGCTGCCAATGTTAATACGGTTGCTGGTGTCTCTGCCGATGTCACAGCAGTTGCAGGAAACAATGCTAATATTACTGCTACAGCAGGAAACGCCACTAACATTAATGCGGCAGTATCGAATGCTTCTAATATTAATTCAGCAGTTTCTAACGCAACCAACATAAACTCAGCCGTAACTAACGAAGCTAACATAAACACCGTTGCTGGTATTGCTGCTAACGTCACATCAACGGCTGGAAATGAAACCAACATTAATTCAGTAGTCGCAAACGCAACCAACATAAACACGGTTGCTGGCATTAGTGCTAACATCAACTCTGTCGCTGGTAACACCACAAATATAAACGCTGCCGTAACTAACGCTGCCGACATTACTGCAACAGCGGATAACGGAGTTGATATATCATTCGTTGCCGATAACCTTACTGAAATATCAGCAGCAGCTTCGGCTTTAGCTGCTCTCGATACTGCGACTACGGCTGACGGATGGACTGCATCTAGTGACACTTGGGTATATGTAGATGCTAACACCTTCAAGATTGTTGGTGTAGATCGGTCATCACAGTTTCCAGTGGGCGCAAAGATACAGCTAACAAACCCTGCGGCTAAGTATAGGTATGTTGCTTCAGTAGCTTTCTCCACAGATACAACTGTTAGTCTGCTAAACAATGCAGGAACAGCTTTGGCTAACTCAGCCATAACTCTGCCAAAGTATTCTTACCAAGATACTCCTGCGGGATTTCCTAATTGGGGTAGTGGCGACCAGAACTCAGCACTAGCAGTAGAGGTTGCGGCTAACGTGTCTGGTGTTGCGACTAACGCAGCGGGTGTTGCAACCAATGTAACTAACATTGCAACGAACACGACTAACATTGCCACGGGCGTGACAAACGCTTCAACCAATACCACCAATATCGCCACAAACACCACCAATATTGGGGTTTTGCAAGCTAGACCAGAACTTAAATCGGGAATTATTGGGATAGGTCATGGCACGACTCTAACATCAACCTCAGAAGTTGATCTTACTGCGGGTCACGACATATCGCTTACTAGGACAGATACGGGGATAATAATAACACCTACCATTTCATGCTACGCAGATGCTGGGTCTACTACATCAATGGGATACTGGCTAAGAATAACCGTAGATCAGGGTTCTGGTTATGGGGTTTCCTACTGGACTACTCACTACAGACTTCTTTCATATGTCGCCACCAGTCACCTCGACAGGCTGACTTATGTAGGGCAGCAGGTACACTTAGCCAACTCAAGAGCATACTCGTCAGGTCTTTTTAAAGTAAAAATGGTGGGCAAAATTTTATATGCAGGGAACAACTTAGTAACATACAACGGGTATTACCATTGGGAGGAAACATTGTGATAAATTTAACAGCCATAAACGGAACAAGCCTAAGTGTGTCTGACTCACCAGAAGGCGTTGACATTCCACCATTGATGGGCGCGAACGGGATAACTTATTACATTGGCGAATATTCTGGAATTAAGGCGTGGGCGCTTGAAAACTCATTATTAATTGAGAGCTTGATAAACGGCGAACTTGTGGCTGATAAGGATAGCGCGGTGGCAATGCTTCCAATTCAGAAAGCGCAGGCGGTCAAGTCCGTAGAGGCGTTTGCTGAAAACATGAGATCAAAGTTTACTGGTAACGCCGCAAAGGGCAAGCTCGGAGGCTATCAGATCAACTCTGACATACTCAACTTGCTTGACTCTGGCGTAGCTTTCAATGATCTTGATCCACTTCTAAAGCAGAAGGTTGAGATAGAAGTTTCGGCAGATGATAGGTACACAACCGTAGACCAGTTAATCGCATTATGGCGAACTAAGCGAGGTACGCTGTCAATCATTAGTGCATGGATTGGTGCTATCGAAAACAATACGATCACCGCTATTAATTCAGCCACCAACAAAGATGAAATTGATGCGGTTATGGCTAAGGCGAAAGCTATTGCAGAAGCGAAGGCCACTGAGTTGACAATCTAATGCCACTTAACGTCACAGATGCAGGGCTGAAGGTTGCCGCTGTTTCGATGGCATCACTAAATGCTATCAGCTTGTTCTTGCTTGCTATAATATTCTCTGACATCACGGCGTTAGAAACTAAGTTTACAGCTCAAGCACAGTACAATGTTGAGACATACGCTAGGCGGGATGATGTAGAGCTTGACGTAGATCGGATACTTGCTGCCATCAAAGACCTATCAGATAAACTGGATAAGAATAAGCATGAACCTTAGCCCTAACTTCAAGTTATCTGAGTTCGTTAGGAGTGATACGGCTGATCGTGAGGGCATAGACAACACCCCAAGTGAATCTGACATTAATAACCTAAGAAGGATTGCTTATACTCTGGAGATAGTCAGGCTTGTTCTTGGCGCTCCTGTATATATATCCAGTGGATACAGATGCTTAGAGTTGAATAGGGCTATAGGCTCGTCTGATACATCAAAGCATGTCAAAGGTCTGGCTGCTGACTTCACAGTTAAGGGCTACACACCCAAAGAATCCGTAGAGATAATCAGGAAGGTAGTGGGCTTCAATACTTTGATACAAGAGTTTGGTCAGTGGGTGCATTTAGACCTGTCTGATGACCTAGAACATACCGTTTTGTTAGCACTACACATCAACGGCGAAACTCATTATAATAAGATATAGCCATTCATTTCACTCAAAGGAGTTACCCATGAACATACTAGAAAAATTAGACGGAATCAAAAAGGGTTGGAAGCGACACACAACCAGCGCAGTATTCGCAACACTTGCGACACTCGCTTTGTCATTTGGCGTTGAGTTAAATTTATACGTTGAGAACCTAGAAGTTGTATGGGCTTCAGTGTCTGCTCTATATGTTGGCGTTATGACGTTGTTGAAGATCACATCTGATCGAGTCAAGGCGTGAAAGCAATTGCGGTGTTAGCCCTTGTATTGCTTTTAGGTGGCTGCTCTATGTTCAGTGGTAATTCGACTGAGACCATAGCGCCAAATGCTAAGGGAATATTCGGAGGCTCTGTTAAGCTAAAGACTAAGCAAAGCCAAGCGGCTGCAATTAGTGACAACGCAGAGAGAGCAATAGTTGCGATGGCTCAGCTTGAATCTAAGAGGCTTGATCTTGAGATAGCGAAGGCGGGTAATGCCGTTCAGATTTCATGCTATACGCTCAGCTCAGAGTCATTCGATAAGCTACAGGCAGCACCGAAAGATACCTACATACGAGAGGCTGCACAGTGCCAGAGAGAGCAACGATATACGAGTGTAATATCAATGCTTGGTGATACGATAGCAGGATTAAGCAAAGGCGAATCTGATGTGTCGATAGTTTCACGTTCTTTCGGCACAACTATAAGAAGTGTCGCTAGTGAAGGCACAAAGAAGCTTCAAGCTGTGGTTAATCCCTTGGCTATAACTCTTGGTATTAGAGAGCGCGAATCAACTGCACGGCGTAATGGCGATAACTTCTCCAAGACGGTTAAGTATGCAGCGGAGAATGCGGGAGATATTACAGCAAGCATAAGCACTACTCAAAATGTTAGCTCTGATTCAAACTCAGGCGGATTGAGTGGTGATACTGGCGTGGGTGGTAGTGGGTCAGGTGTTGCTACAGGCGGCACTAACGGAGATACTAACTACAACATAGGTCGAGGTATTTATGACACCGATACTAGCGATACTGCACAATCACTCGTAGATGCCGATGGGTCTCAGTTATTAAATCCTGGAGCTAGGGGTGCAGTCAACAACCAAAGCAATGTAGATCAACAGTCTTTGATTGAAGAAAACAATGCAGACTTAAATAATCAGCCGCGCAATGGCTCAGATAATAGTGTTCTATAATGGCTATAATCATAGTTCACGGCATCAGAACAGACGGCGGATTACTGGAGGCTTTTGGAAAGCGTCTTGAGTTACTTGGTCACGATGTTAAGTATTATCAATATGAGCTGAGGCACTTCTGGTCTTACTGGAATAAGGCAAACATGCGCCGTGATGGTGCAAGCTTATTACATGATGATATTTATGTAGAGGGTGATGATGTTATCGCTCACTCAAACGGTCAGTTAGTTATTGAGTCTGCCGTTAAGCAGGGCGCTAAGTTCGGGAAGATAATAATATTCTCAGGCGCTGGAACATCTGATAAGTTTGTTTGGCCTAACGACTCCATGACTGAGTGTCACTGGTTTGTAAACACCAAAGATAAAGCGGTGTGGATCGGGTCTAAGATTCCTTGGCATGTATTCGGTAAGGCTGCCAGAGTTGGGTATGCTGGTGTTGAGGATGACCGTCATTCAAACTACAAATACAGATACGCTAAATGGTTTAGCATGGATCATTCGTTTTGGTTTAAAGCCTGTATAGAGCCAATACTTAAGCTGACGGATAAGATTCTCAAGGGGTAGTATGAACGAGGCAGAATACAGGGCGATATTAGAACCTGCTATTGTAGCTGCAATTCAGCACTTCATTAGGTGCGAGCATATGCATGGCGAAGGATTACATCTAACCGATAACGACATACACAAGGCGATGCATCACGCAGAGTCTTCTATATTAGGGCTATTCAATCCAGACGGGTGTAGCCACGCATTAGCAACACTTAACCGATCTTTTAAGGCGGTGTTGTGGGAGCAAATGAATGAGTAATTATTTAGTTTTAATTGAGTACGCAGAAACAGAAACGCAGATCACGGCTATTCAAGCATGTATAGATGCTAAGTCTAACAGACAAGCAGCGTTAGATTTAAACATTGATCTAAGGGGATTGCAGAGAACGATCAGGAGGGTAGAGCGCAACGCAGCAAGGCGAGGTTACTCTCCAGATCACGACATGAACAAGACTGCTCCCGAAGGATACATCGTTAAAGGGACAAGCACTCTATACGATGATGAAGGGAACACGAAAATACAATGGGTTAAGACTTCCAACGAAGGTAGAGTAGCAGAGAACTTAGCTAACATCCTTGAGGACTACAAGTACAAACCCGCACCGAAGGTAGCACCACCAACCGCCAAACAAAACTCCGACCTAGCAACCCTCTACACCTTAACTGATTTTCACTTGGGGATGTACGCCTACAAGCAGGAAACGGGCGATGATTGGGACACTAAGATAGCAGCCAAAGTCATGGTGAATGCCATCAAAGATATGGTGCATAAGTCACCAGACTCAGAGTTAGGGATACTAAACATTCAGGGAGACTTCCTACACTGGGACGGTCTGGATGCAGTAACTCCTGCAAGCGGTCATATACTAGATGCAGATACCAGATTTGATCGTATGATTGAGTTGGCTATAGACCTGAATGCTTGGGCAATCGAGGAGCTGTTAGGGAAACATAAACATGTTAGGGTCATCATCTGTGAGGGCAATCACGATCTGGCAGGGAGCGCATGGCTACGAAAAACAATTAAGAAATTAATGGCTAACAATCCACGGGTGACGGTAGACGATACAGCAATGCCGTACTACGCCTACTTGCATGGCGAGATTATGTTGGGATTCCATCACGGTCACAAGAAAGCTAACAAGGCATTGCCGTTACTCTTCAGTTCAGAGCCTAGATACAGGGCGATGTGGGGCGCAGCTACTTATGCCTACATCCATACAGGTCACTATCATCACAAAGAAGTAGACTCACATGAGAATGGTGGAGCAATAGTTGAGCGTCATCAAACCTTGTCGGGTCGAGATGCCTATGCAGCACGGGGCGGGTTTATCTCACAGCGTGGTGCGGTTGCCATAACCTACGACAAAGTAATGGGAGAGGTAGAGCGCGTAAGGGTCTTGCCTAGAGAGCAATGAGATACGATAGAAGGTTGTTTAGATTCAACTCAAGAAAGGCACGAAAGCTAATGCTGTCCAGACTGGGCATTCATTGGCAGGGAGATATACTCCTACTGGATAACTACAATGGCAGACTAATCAGTAACAGGCTTGATAAGTGGGACGCAGAACACGTTGTTCCGTTATCCCTAGCGTGGAGAGCAGGATTTGAAGAGCAATATATTCTTGGGGATAGCTTGGCTATGACTAGGATGAAGCAGTTTGCTAATGACGAGCGCAACCTCATACCAGTGGCAGCGGGTAGTAACCGTAGCAGGGGATCGAATTCTCTGTGGAACTGGCTACCGTTGAACACCCACTACATACCTACAAGGAACGCGATAGTCCGTAGCATGTATGCCGACTACGGGTTGAAGTTAACTAAGACCCAACAGTGGGCGATGGATTGGTCTGACGCTAAGATTCTAGTCAAGTATAAACATGGGATAAGAATGAATAGCGCCAGAGCTTGGTTGATTGATAAAGGGTTTCACCGAATCCTTATGCCTTAATCTTTAATTTACCCACCCTCAGTAGATCGTTCCAGTCGCCCTCTGTAGGCTTCGGAAGGTGTACATGCACCTCGATGCCCTGCCGTACCATTTTACGGGCTAGAGTGTACGCTGTAGCCTGTCCTGTGTAGCTTTTATCCCTATCCGCAAAGATATGTAGCACCTTCAGAGACTCTGGTAGGTTTGCTGCGAGTAAGTTGTCGGCATTGATACCTGCCCACGTTGGAATCCCTGTGACTTGGAACACTGACATAGCATTCTCCACACCTTCCGTTATCCCTAACACTCCCTTCTTCGGGTTGTACTGGAATAGCTGCAAGGTACTGCCAACCAAAGGAACTTCTGTTCTAGGCAGACACTTCTTAGGTGCGCTTACAAATGCTTTCTTGCTACCCTGTAAGTAGGTGACGTGTAGGGTGCTTGGTTTATCTAGGTTTACAGCCCTGTTAATCATTGTGCAGAACTCGCCACAATCTTTCAGCCCTTCCCAATAAGTCATGGATGAGTGTTGTCGTATTCCCTTGGCTAGGTTAATTGTATCTAACGCTATGCCCCTTGTGTCATGTAAATATTCTGCCACGGGATACTCAGTGTAGTTCTCTTTGGTCAGCATTGGCATGGCTGTGGAGTTACCCCAAACGATGTTCAGCTTCTCCTTATTCTTAGAGTAGTTTGTCTTTGATGGGGGTCTAGTCGTGTTGGTTGGATTCGTATTCATTACTTCGTCTACCTCTTTGATTGCTTGTTTGAACTCCCAATTATTTAGGAGCATTAATAGTCTGTATCCATCACCCGCGCCACACTGGTTGCAGTAGAAAGTTCCTCTGCCCTCTTTGTTGTCGAATCTGAATCTGTCCTTCCCACCACACACAGGGCATGATGACTTCTTTCCAGTAAGGAACTCTTGCCCCACCCCAAAGAAGGGTAGGATAGAGAACCACCTGTTGATTGATTGGTCGGCGTTAATCATTTCTTTCCGCCCAACTTGACAATCTTAGCTTCCAAGTTAAGCGCATGTCTGTACAGTGACTCGATGTGACATGCTGATTCGTGCATGTAATACCTAAGACCTTCTTTATCGAAATGGTCTGGCGCTAACTCTCTCAGCACATCTGCCAGTTCTTGTGAGTCACCGTATAGTTCTTTGGTTGTGTTCATTTGTCTCTCCTGTTCGCGTACTTAATTTGCTGTGACCTAAGCCACCCTATTAAAATCTTGGTTGGTTCTTGTGGTCGTGCGCCCTGTAACCGTTTATCGTTAGGCCAAACGCCTGATCGTTCACGGTACTGGTTAGCAGCCCACCCTGTTTTGTAATGCTTATCTCTCTGGTGACTGAGTAGTTGAGCAAAGAACTCGATCTTCTCAGACCATGATGTTTGCTTATTCCATCGCTTACTGGCTAGCCATGCGGGAGTTTCAATCTCCACTAGGTCTGCTTCGTGGTAGGGGATAGCCTCAGTAGTTGGTATCATTGCATGTCCACAGCTAGGGCAGACTCTCACCCCACTGAATACAGCCAGACAATTCTCGCACGTTATCTCTTTAGGTTCGGCGTTCTCACCCTTGAGTTGCTTGACTGACTCTGAAATCTTAGACTTAACATCCAAAGACCATCCAGATATATTCTCTACGAACCCATGTTCATCAACGCAACCAGAGTGATCTATGATTATGCCGTACTTCTTACCTTCATAGGTTCTCAATACCCTACCTACTGTCTGCATATACAGTACGATTGACTTGGTTGGTCGGGCAATGATGGCAACCTCTAGTTTGGGTATGTCTAATCCATAACTGGCTAGGTATACGTTCGTTAGGACTACAGTTTCACCTGACTCGATTCGTGCGTACACTTCCTCGCGTACATCATCTGGCGTATCGGAATCCAAATGCTCAGCAGCTACACCGCGCTTTAGGAACTCTTCACATACATGTCGGCTGTGTTTCTTGTTGGTGCAGAACACTACAGTAGGCTTCCAAGGTGCTATCTTGAACCAGTTGTCCACGATGCCACCAATTAACTTTGGCTGATCCATTGCCTTGCCTAACTTTATTTGATTGTAATCCCCTGTCCCCTTTGTGACATTCACTAGGGCTAGGTCGGGCTTGTCGGGAGCGTAGTATTTCGGGGCGCATAGGTAGCCACCCTGTATTAACTGTTCAATTGTCCATGATACCGATAGGCTATCAAAGAACATTCCAAGACCAGACCCATTGGATAGGGCGGGAGTAGCTGTTAGTCCTAACACAATAGCACCAGTGTCAGCGTACCTGTTGAGAATAGCTAACCGTTCTTCTGACATAAACAGATGTGCTTCATCAATGATAACTAGGTTGGCGTTAGGTAGGTCGTGTTCTTTGTAGCGTGAAACAATGGTGTCTATGCTTGCCACTGTTACGGATGCCTGTACATAATTAACATCAGCCATTAGTACAGCAGAACTCATGCCGTGAGCAGCCAAGGTTTTAGCTATCTGGAATACCAGTTTCCTTCGGGGTGTAATGACTGTCACCCTATTGTGCTTCTCAATTGCCAGTCTGGAAATCTCTGACAAGATAACAGTCTTACCACCACCCGTAGCCATTTGTATTAAAGGTCGCTTAGACCCCGCAGATATAGCAAGACGGGCAGCATCTAAGACTGCTTGTTGTGGCTTCCAAAGATCAAACATCTTCTTCTTCATCCACATCAATGCCAAACTTATCGAACAACTGTTGCTCTATGCTTTTAGCATACCTATCATCTTCAGCAGTCTCTATAATTTCATCCGCCTCCTCATGGTAGTCGCATATCAGTTCGCCTTTCAACTCTACGGTTTCTATAAAATCAGAATCTCGTAACCTGTCACAGATATTGCAGTAGTACATACTCATATTAAGTTCCTTATTTCGTTGGTTGGAATCCCACCTTATGCCATCAAGTACATGAAGTCAAGAGAATCTACAACTATTGGATATTATCTAGTACAACATTATATTCTAGGCAAAAAAAACCCGCAAATTAAATCGCGGGATTCTCTCTGGTCTGTACCCGAAGGTTAGACAGACCACTCACCAACCAAGGAAGAGCAGAACTCTATTATAAGTCAAACAATTTGACAAAGCAATATGTTTGGTTATAATGGTCGGGCAAGAAAGCAAAAAAGCAAACGGTATCACCCATTTGCTTTTTCTAAGTTCATATTGTTAACGGCAACATGACTATTGAAGAGAGTATAAGTTCCACGCTCCCTCAAGTCAAATCCCATAACACACCATTGAACCTTATTTGCCTGTAATAATTTATCGGTCTTGTCCATACGTTCGGTTATCACAGTAAGGTGCTAGAAGGGTAATTACCAAAGCACAAGCATAAGAGTGAGCAGTTTTTCCTGTGAGTATATTGGCTTTTTGCCTTGCCGCGCTGTTAAACTGTTTGTAACTGGATGCGGTAATGGGGATTAACTTTCCATAACCAGTTGAGCGTATTAAGAGTTAACTGAATACGTCCCGTGCTGCGACCCTCTACAGGATTGATGCAAGGTGCTTCACTAAAGAGCTTAATTGTCTCTTTGGTGGAGTAACACCCAAACAACTCACATACGGATTTCAGCAATGAAACGAAGATCATTCGCCAAGACAAGAGATAACAACGAGCCTGAGATAATTAAGGCACTTAAGACAGTAGGTGCTAATGTTAAGACTGCTGATTGGGTTGATCTTATAGTTGGTTTTCGTGGCAGAAACTATTTGATAGAGGTTAAGAACCCTGAAGTTGCATACAAGATTGAACCGTCACAAAAAGAATTAGATAAAAACTGGCGAGGTCAGTATGACTTTGCTTTTACACCAACCGATGCACTACGAATAATTGGAGCAATAGAATGACCGAACATATAATCAAAACCAACGCCGACCTAAAGAACGTACTGGATAGACTGGAACATGAGATCAATGTTACCAGCCCATTAGTCCTAACGCTGGAAGAGTATGACCCTGATAGAAACCTATCGCAGAATGGATTGATGTGGATTAGGAACAGGCGGGTATCAAAAGAAACAGGCAAAGGAATTAACTATGTACACGCCATAAGCAAGCGCGATGTTCTACTGCCTTATATGTTGGGTGTTGAGAGGCATCACGCCAGAGCTAAGATGATTTCCGATGATATTAAAGGTAACGCAGAGAACCTAAGTCTATTAAAGGTATTCGATTTAGTTAGGTCAAGCGACTTATCAGTGGCAGAGTTCGCTGAATACATGGATATGTACCAGATGTACTGGGGATTGAATGCAGGGATTGTCCTGAAAGACTCAGTGAGTAAGAATATTGAAGCCAAGTAAGAACCCTAACGCTGACCAGAAGGCGTTTCAAAAAGCAATTCGCTTCGTTGGCTGTCCCATTACTGGTGAGAGGTATCAGTTACAACTCCATCATGTAGTGGGTAGGTCTGCTGTCTATAATAAGGTACACATAGGTCACTGGTTTGTTCTGCCATTGCATGTCACGTTACATGAAAGACAAATGAACCACCCAAACAACGTCACAGATCACCCCGAAAAATTTACCAAGGCATACGGCACTCAAGTTATGTTGTTCTTAAAATGTCTCGACAGTATTTATGAAGCAGCCGAATCAGGTCTTATAAAATTACCACCGATGCCAGATACTACAATAATTGGAGCAATTAAACTGACCAGTAAGTAATAAACCGCTTGACGTATTTCATCAAGTAGTTTAGGATGTAGGAATGAATAGCGATGAAGCCCAAGCACAGCAAGAATTGAACGAATTGTGGGAACGCCATAGCAAAGCCCATGCCGAATTACTTTTAATCCTAGAGGAAATCAGAAATGTCATTACAAAAAATACAAGAAAAACTTAATGCACCGAAAGGGCAAACCAACACGTTCGGCGGGTATAAGTACCGATCAGCCGAAGACATATTGAACGCAGTCAAACCTTTACTGGCGGAGTACAACTGGTCGATAGTCCTAACGGATGAAGTGGTTGCGGTGCTTGATCGGGTGTATGTAAGAGCAACGGTGATAATTATGGATGAGAAGATGTCTAGTCTCTATCTGACCTCAGCATTTGCGCGAGAATCCTTGGTCAAGAAAGGTATGGATGACTCACAAATAACTGGCAGCACCAGTTCGTATGCTAGAAAGTATGCATTGAACGGCATGTTTGCTATTGACGACACCAAAGACGCTGACACCGACTCTTACACAAAGCTCACTAAAGAGCCAGAAAAGAAAGCGCCACGACAGCCAGATGAAAAGATGATGCAGGACTTCAATCAGATGATGGACACGGCGGAGAATTTACAGAAGCTCGAAATGCATTTTGCTGCGGGTTGGAAATACTTTAATAAGAGCAAGCCCAACCAAGAAATCCTTAAAGCAAAGTACGACAAACTTAAAGCCACCTTCACAGCAGCGGAGTAATTATGAAGCAGATTAAAACAAAGCATAAGCGCAACTACACAATATTTTGTCAGGTTGCGTCAGGGCTAACATATTCAGCAGTAGCCAAGAAGCACAGGGTTAGCACAGCCAGAGCAGAGCAGATATTTCGATTCACTTTGCTTAAGATTTGCAAGGATAAGGCATGTCGGTTTATCCAAGAAGATGGGTGGTCGGCAGCCGAAACCGTTAGGGCTAACTCAGCACACTGGATAGGCTGCGCCTCAATGTCACACGAATCAAGAACAGGATTACCATTAATTATATAACCACCACCAATAGGAAATTATTATGAAAATTAGAATCTCAACATCCATAAACGTAAGCAAGATCAATAAAGATAGATTGTTTAGCGGTAAAAAGGGCAAGTACCTTGATGCCACTATCATTATCGACACAGAAGAAGTTAACCAGTACGGCGACAACGGCTTTATTGCTGAGA